TAGGTTAGCTGCTTGGACATTGATTATTGAAGGACTACAGACTGAGAAGGGTCATGTCTGGTATGTAGCTCCTACGCAGGGACAAGCTAGAGATATTATGTGGTCTACGCTACTGGAGCTAGGCCATTCAGTCATTAAAGGTAGTCATGTGAATAACATGCAGATTACCTTAGTCAATGGTGCGATGATATCTCTGAAGGGTGCTGATAGACCAGAGACTATGCGTGGTGTTAGTTTGAAGTACTTAGTGATGGATGAGTACGCAGACATGAAACCACAGGTGTTCGAACAAATCCTTAGACCTGCTTTAGCGGATCAGAAGGGTAGAGCTATGTTCATTGGAACACCAATGGGTAGAAATCACTTCTATGAGTTGTACAAGTTAGGTGATAGTACAAAGGATAAAGATTACAAAGCATGGCACTTCACTAGCTTTGATAATCCATTGTTAGATCCAGCAGAGATTGAAGCTGCTAGAGGTTCGATGTCTAGCTTTGCTTTTAGACAAGAGTTTATGGCTTCGTTTGAAGCATCACAGTCTGAGATCTTTAAAGAAGAATGGATTAAGATCAGTGATGAAGAACCACAAGAAGGTAGTTACTTCATGGCTGTAGACTTATGTGGTTTCACTGATATTACTCAAGCACAGCAGAATAAGCATAAGAAGTTAGATGAAACAGCTATTGCAGTAGTTAAAGTCAATACACAAGGATGGTGGGTTGCTGACATTCTACATGGTAGATGGGATGTCCGAGAAACAGCAGTGAAGATTCTAAAGACTGCTAAAGACTATGGTGTTATTACGGTAGGGATTGAGAAAGGAGCACTGAAGAATGCAGTGATGCCTTATATCCACGACATCATGAGACGTACTGGATACTTCCCTAGGATTGATGAACTAACACATGGTAATAAGAAGAAAACAGATAGGATTGTCTGGTCTCTACAAGGACGCTTTGAGCATGGTCGTATTACCTTTAATGAAGGTAGTTGGAACAACATATTTATTGATCAGTTGATGCAGTTCCCTGACAGTAAAACTCATGATGATTTACTGGATGCTTTAAGTTACATTGACCAGATTCAAACTGCAAGTTGGTCTCAATCATTGGATGAAGAAGATTTTGAGATCATGGATGACGTTGCAGGATACTAATAGGATTCTTTACTATGAAATTTGATTCAGATACAACACCACAGAATGCTCTTGTAGCTTATGTGATGCAGCATTGCGATGATTGGAGAAATCACCGTGATGAGAACTATCTAGATCGTTGGAATGAATATGAACGTCTTTGGCGTGGTATCTACGAAGAAGGAGATAAGACAAGAGCTTCTGAGAGATCTAAGCTGATATCCCCTGCCCTTCAGCAAGCCATTGACAATAAGACATCAGAGATTGTTGAAGCAGTATTCGGTAAAGGTCAGTTCTTTGATATTGTTGATGATCTACAGGATCAAGACAAAACAGACGTAGGACTGATGAGAAACCAGCTACGTGAAGACTTTGACAAAGATAAGGTACGTAAGGCTATTACTCACATCGTTACCCTTGCAGAGGTCTATGGCACTGGTATTGGTGAGTTGATTGTCCGAGAAGTAAAGGATAGTAGACCAGCAACACAGCCTTCTGCAGTGCCTGGACTACGTATGGTAGGTGTATCATCTACGAATCGTATCTCTGTACAGCTAAAGCCTATCAATCCACGTAACTTCCTTATTGATCCTAATGCTAGCACTGTTGATGAAGCCTTAGGCGTAGCTATTGAAGAGTATGTCGGAAGACATTCAGTCATTAAAGCCATGGAAGATGGTGTCTATCGTAGGGTTTATGTCGGTACTGCAGCAGAAAACACAGACTTAGAGCCAACACAAGACATTACTTACTTCCAAGATGACAAAGTTCTACTGCTTCGATACTATGGTTTAGTACCAAAAGCATTGCTTGATGATCCTGATCAAATGATTGGCCCTGATGAGGAGATGTATTCAGAGTTGGTAGAGGCTCTAGTGGTCATTGCTAATGGAGAATCACTGTTAAAAGCAGAGGTTAGTCCATTCATGATGCAAGATAGACCTGTTGTAGCCTACCAAGCTGACATTGTTCCTAATCGTTTCTGGGGTCGTGGGACAGGTGAGAAGGGCTATAACATGCAAAAGGCTACGGATGCACAGATTCGTAGTCACGTTGACTCTTTAGGGCTTACAACAGCTCCTATGATGGCTATAGATGCTACGAGACTACCTCGTGGTGCTAAGTTTGAGGTACGTCCTGGTAAGACAATCCTTACCAATGGTGCTCCTAACGAGATTCTACAGCCTCTAAAGTTTGGTAATACTGATCCTGGTAACATCCAGACAGCACAATTGTTCGAAAAGATGCTTCTACAAGCTACAGGCACACTGGATTCAGCATCGTTACCTGGGCAAGTTGCTGGTGGAGACGCTGCCTCAGCAGGTTTAGCCATGGCTGTAGCCTCTTTGATTAAGAAAAACAAGAGAGCACTGACAAACTTCCAGGATGATTTCCTTATTCCTTTTGTAGAGAAGGCTGCATGGAGGTATATGCAGTTTGATCCTGAGCGTTATCCTGTCCAAGACTTTAAGTTTATACCTACAGGTACAATGGGTATGATGGCTAGGGAGTTTGAGCAGTCTCAGATCATTGCATTGATGTCTACATTAGGGCCAAACAGTCCTGTACTGCCTTTATTGTTGCAAAGTGTTGTAGAAAACTCTTCGTTACCCAACAGAGAGATGATTATGCAGCAGTTGATGCAGATGTCACAGCCTGATCCAGCAGCACAGCAGGTTCAACAGCAGGCTGCACAGATCCAATTAGCGACAGCACAGGCTGATGTGCAGGAAAAGCAAGCTAGAGCACAGAAAGCTCAAGCAGAGGCTCAGAAAGCCATTGTAGAGGCTCAGTTGATGCCTGAGAAGCTAAAGGTTGATGTTGTTCAGGCAGCATCGACGAACATTGATGACCCTAATAGGGAGTTCGAACGTCGAGTAAAGATCGCTGAATTGATGTTAAAAGAAAAAGACATTGATTCAAAGGTCAATATCGTCAGAGAACAAACCCGTCAGGACGCAATGAACTGATTTAAGAAGTTAGCAATCTTTTGATGCTCTTCAGCAGTACCATCATTCTTAATGCGGTTAGCTCTCCAAGACATAATAACAACATTACCTTTGACATACCCTTTAGATGAGTCAATACGATCAAAACTAACTGAGTTTTCTTGTCTTTCTGATGCAAAGTAGTCTAGTTCGATACCTAGTACCGGACAATGTGTTGGAAAGACAATGTCGTTAAAGCTGATTGTCCACTCATGTTTGTAGTTAGAAGCCTTCTTACGTCTGAACTTCTCTCTTAATAGTTGATAAGAGTCTTGTTCTCGTATAGAGGCTTCTTCAGGGTAATGTCCCCACTTCCTTTTGTAGTTGTTTCTGAGAAGCTGTCGTCGTTGTGTTTGAGGACGTTGACTCTCATCCAACCTACCATTTAAGACTAACTTGCTAATAAGCTGATGTACTCGTTGTCTTGAAACATCACCGAGTTGTTTCTTAATTTGTTCGGTTGACTTTCCTTCAATCACTAAGTCATAAACAAGTTGTAAGCGTTCTTCAGCACTTAAGTCAGTCTTAGCAAAGTGTAATGATTTCATAGGCTCTCCTAAAACAATCATTGTACCACGCTTCACTGACTAAGTCAAGAGGCTTTACAGCAATAATTTAAGTGTGGTAAAATAACAACAATGGATATTAAATTACAAAGTTACTATGAATCTAGATTCGATATGGTCTCATCTAAGGGATGGAAAGATCTTATCGATGATGTAAAGAAGATGCACGAGTCTTATGCGGACATACGATCACTAGATTCAGAGAAAGTATTGTTTTTCAGAAAAGGTCAACTTGATATCCTAGATTGGCTCCTGGCACTGAAAGAAGTATCAGAAAAAGTCTATGAGGATTTACAGAAAGATGATTTTATTTGATTTCAAATGCAGTGCTGGTCATGTCAGCGAACACTTAGTACACCGTACTACAGAAAAAGTTACATGTCCAGTATGTCATACCGATGCAGTTAAACAGTTAGCAGCACCACGAAGCAAACTAGAAGGCATCACAGGAGATTTCCCTGGTGCTTATGCTAAATGGGAACGTAACCATAGACAAGCATTGGACGTAGCAAAGTCTAAGTCCTACTACGAAGGATAACTTAGATTCCTTTTAATTCCTAACAATTGGGTTTATCCCGACTAGGAGAAGCAGATGGCTGAATTTGTAGATTCTATTGATCAAGAAGAAGTACAGCAAGATGAATTTCAAGCTGAAGAAGTAAAGCAGCAACAACCTGAAGAGCAACAAGCAGTGGCTCCAGAGATCCCTGACAAACTAAAGGGTAAATCGATGGACGATCTAATTAAGATGTACCAAGAGGCTGAGAAGCTCATTGGTCGTCAAGCTCAAGAGGTTGGTGAAGTTCGCAAGCTAGCCGATGAACTGATCAAGAGGCAAATCACTACCCCGCAAGCAGCAGCACCAGCCATTGAAGATGATGCTGATTTTTTTGCCGATCCTGTTAAGGCTGTAAATAAAGCAGTAGCAACGCATCCAGCAATACAGCAAGCTCAAGCAGCTGCTGCACAAATGGCTCGTATGCAGACTGCGAACAGGTTAGCCCAAACACATGCAGACTACACTCAAGTGATCGCTGATCCTGAGTTTGCTACTTGGGTTAATGAATCACCAGTACGTAAACGATTGTATATGCAGGCTGATCAACAGTTTGATTTTGATTCTGCTAATGAGTTGCTTAGTAACTTTAAAGCCTTGAAGAAGGTTCGTCAAGATACGGTTAAAGAAGCAGCAGCTCAAATGAAAGAAGAGAACTCTAAACAGCTACGAGCAGCTACAGTATCTACATCAAGCAGTACAGGTGAAACAAGCAATAAAATTTATCGTCGAGCAGATCTTATTCGGCTCCAACTTACAGACCCTGAGCGATATATGCAGATGCAGCCTGAGATTATGGAGGCATACGCTTCAGGAAGGGTTCGTTAAACTTAATTGAAAGGTACTTAAAATGGCTTCAGCAGCTTATCCTGGAGGTAGTTCCTCCATCGTTAACAAGACCAATGCGGATAAATTCATCCCAGAGATTTGGTCTGACGAAATCGTTGCCTCTTACAAAAAAGCTCTTGTGATGGCTAACCTCATCAACAAGATGAGCATGAAAGGTAAGAAAGGCGATACGCTTCACATTCCAGTTCCCACCCGTGGCTCTGCTTTCGCTAAAGCAGCTAACACCGCCGTTACCATCCAAGCTGATGTAGAGACCGAAGTTCAGGTTCTCTTGAACAAGCACTTCGAATACAGCCGTTTCATCGAAGATATCGTTGAAGTTCAGGCTCTTTCGTCGCTTCGTCGTTTCTACACCGAAGATGCTGGTTACGCTCTTGCTCGTCAAGTAGATACCGACCTCATCCAACTCGGTCGTTCAGCTAACAACGGTGCTGGTACTGCAGCTTATGCTAACGCATACATCGGTGGTGATGGTAGCACTGCTTACACCAGCGGTTCCCCCAATGCTTCTGCATTGACCGATGCTGGTATCCGCCGTATCATCCAGCGTTTGGATGACAACGATGTACCGATGACTGATCGTTACCTTGTTGTTCCTCCTTCCAGCCGTAACACGTTGATGGGTATTAATCGCTTCACCGAGCAGGCTTTCGTTGGAGAGACCGCTGGTGGCAACACCATCCGTAACGGTCAGATCGGTGATGTCTACGGTGTTAAAGTGTTTGTTACACCTCAGTGCGATACCGCTACTGGTTCTGCACGTATTGCTCT